AGAATATGCACAAGAGCAAGAGCAGTTTCAGAACACAATGGTAGAGAAGATTGATTCTTACCTTTCTTATGTGGCTGAAAACTGGATGAAAGAAAATGAACTCGCAATCGAAAAAGGTCTTAGAACCGAAATCACTGAGAGTTTCATTGGTGGACTACAGAATCTTTTTGCAGAGCATTACATTCAGGTTCCTGAAGAGAAGTATGATGTTCTCGGCGAAATGCAAACACAGATTGATGAACTCAAGTCCAAACTAGACGAAAGCATTGCTGAGAAGATGGAAATTGTTAGCGAGAAGACTGATCTTCTTCGCAACAAGGTTCTTTCTGAAGCATCTACAGACCTGACTGTTACTGAAGCAGAAAAACTAGCCAAGTTGGTAGAGAATGTTGACTTCGATGATGAGGATCTTTTCTCTGAAAAAGTTGCTGTAATCAAGGAAAACTATTTCCCTAAAGTCAAAGCAACTGAAGAAGACAAAATGCAAGATACTGTTGACGAGGCATTTATTTCTGAGTCTAGCCCAGTAAACATTTACGCTCAAGCTATTAGCAAAGCAGTTAAAAAGTAATTTTTTATAAATAACAAGTAATATATACACAACCAAGTAAGGAGAAACTTAGATGTATATTTCAGAAGAACTTCAAAACAAGTGGAGCCCGGTTCTCGAACACGAAGACCTGCCCGCTATTAAGGACTCTCATCGTAGAGCCGTAACTACTGTTGTTTTGGAAAACCAAGAGAAAGCTCTTCGTGAAGAAAAAGCTGCTCTATTCGAAGCAACACACGCAAACCAAACAGGTTCAAGCATCGACAACTACGATCCTATTTTGATCAGCCTAGTTAGACGTGCATTGCCTAACCTTATGGCTTATGATGTTTGTGGTGTTCAGCCAATGACTGGACCTACAGGCCTTATCTTTGCCATGAAATCACACTACAGCAGCCAGACTGGTGACGAAGCACTATTTAACGAAGCCGATACAGACTTCTCAGGTGCTGGTACACACGCTGGTAGCAACCCTGTTGATGGCGCTTACACAACAGGTAATGGTGTTTCTACTTCTACAGCAGAAGGTTTTGGTGACTCTACTACACTTAACGAGATGGCTTTCTCAATCGAGAAGACAACTGTTACAGCTAAGTCAAGAGCACTAAAAGCAGAATACACCGTTGAATTAGCTCAGGACCTTAAAGCGATTCATGGCCTAGACGCAGAAGGCGAATTGGCTAACATCCTTTCACAGGAAATCCTAGCTGAGATCAACAGAGAAGTAATTAGAACAATCTACAAAGTAGCTAAAACCGGTTCTGCTTCTACAGCAACACCTGGTACTTTTGACCTAGACGTTGATTCCAACGGTAGATGGTCTGTAGAGCGTTTCAAGGGTCTACTTTTCAACATTGAAAGAGACGCTAACGTAATTGCACAAGACACAAGACGTGGAAAGGGTAACTTCATCATCTGCTCAGCAGACGTTGCATCAGCCCTAGCTATGTCCGGTGTACTAGATTACGCACCAGCACTTTCAACTAACTTGAGCGTAGACGACACAGGCAACACATTTGCTGGTGTCCTAAACGGTAGATACAGAGTATACATTGATCCATATTCTGCTAACACTGGAGCTGCTAGCCAGTTCTACGTAGCAGGTTACAAAGGTTCAAGTGCTTATGACGCTGGTCTTTTCTACTGTCCATACGTTCCTCTACAAATGGTTAGAGCGATTGATCCTAACACCTTCCAGCCAAAAATCGGCTTTAAGACACGTTACGGCATGATTGCTAACCCATTCGTAGTTAAGTCAGACGGTACTACTGATGCAGATTCATTTACTGCAGACAGAAACCAGTACTACAGAAGCGTTAAGGTTACTAACTTAATGTAACAATAAGATTCCATATTAAATGGAACCTTTGGGGGGAGCATTAGCTCCCCCTTTTTTTTGTGTAATATTTACACTTTACATTTTTTCCTAGTGATGTTACAATAGATAGTAATGGTGCTTCGTTTGCACCAGATTTTGAATATTGATTATCCTAGGAGATATTATGAAATTAAAGTTACTATTACTTTTGCCATTGGTGTTTGTTCAAACTGCATGTGCAAGTAATCAAGCCGCACAAGATTATTACGCGGCAGTTAAGGCATCACAAGATGCACAAACAATGATTGCTGCAGCTAGATATCAAGCACTAGCGCAAATGGCACAGTCGGGTGATCCAGGTGCTGCTACAGCAGCTACTATGGCAATTGCCTTATCACAAACCCCCACCATTACACCACAGTATATTGAAAGTGGTGCTTTAAAATGGGCACAAGTTTTAACACCTGCTGTTACTACAGTTGGTATGGGTGCTCTTAGTGCGTGGACCTCAGTTAATGCTAGCAACAACTCAAAAGATGTTCAGATGGCTAGTTTCCAAACAAACGAAGCAATTCAGTTAGGACAACAATCCATGGTTGCTAATTTGGGTGGACAGTGGGCAGGCGCTGCTGCGGCAGGCGGTCAAGCATCAGCAGAAATTGCTTTAGCTGGATTTAATGCTCTAAACACTGCTGGTGGTCAAACTGCTGATGTTGCTGTTGCAGGATTTGGTGCTAACACCGATATTGCTACGGCTGGCTTCAGCGCTAACACGAATATTGCTGGCTTAGGCTTTGCAGCTGCTGATAGTATTGCTACTGCTGGAATGTCTGGCATTGTACTAACAGCCGCAAACGGTTTTACTACAGTTGACTCTGTTGCAACTACTGGCATGACTAACATGACTACTATCGCTCAGTCGGGTATGGAAGGAATGTTTAATATCAATCAAGATACCAATGCTACTATGGCTGGTATTATTGCTGATAACAATGCAACATCACTTGCTAATAATACGCTGACTAGCACAAACTATGCACAAGTCCTTGCAGATTTGAATGCAACGATTCAACAGTTAGGTGCGGATCTAGCAGATCCAATTACATGTAGTCCAAACGCAGACGGCTTATTTGTTTGCCAATAATACTATAAATTAATTAAGGGCCACAAGGCCCTTTTTTTATCTTTACAAAATAACTGTTATAAATAGTGACATGGCATACTCACAGAAAGTTTTAGACCGATTTGAGAAGGTTACAAACAACCCTCACGAACATGGTGTTGGGCGTTTTGATCCGAACGATCCTAATGTTGCAACAGGCATGACAGGTGCGCCTGCGTGTGGCGATGTTATGAAATTAGATCTCAAATTAGATCCAGAGACAGAAACTATTGTTGATGTAAAGTTTAAAACATATGGTTGTGGTAGTGCAATTGCATCTTCTTCTATGTTTGTTGAGATGTTAATAGGCAAAACTATTGAAGAAGCAAAAGAAATAAAAGATAGAGAAATAGCAGAGGCATTAGAGCTTCCTGCTATTAAGATACATTGCTCAGTTCTTGCAGAGGATAGTATTAAAAGAGCTATTCAAGACTGGGAAGAAAAAAAAGCTGGGCGCAACGAAACCTGGCTGGAAAAAATGACTAAACATGATTAACATTACCGATGAAGCGATTCAACAGATTCTCAAACTTAACGAAACCGAAAACGTTTCTTGTATACGACTCGGTGTTACTGGTGGGGGCTGTGCTGGTTTTGAATATGTGTTTAAGTCTGATGTGGCTGCTAACGATGACACCGTATTAGACTATGGCAAGTTTCAATTTTGTATAGATAAAGAGTCTGTTCCTTTTATAGAGGGAATGACATTAGACTATGTTAAAGAAGGATTAAATTCTTTTTTTAAATATATTAATCCTAAAGAAACTGCAGCATGTGGTTGTGGAGTTAGTGTAAATTTTAAATTATAAATAACATACAAGGAGTATTATTATGGCAAGACAATGGAAAGATGCTAAAGTAGTTATTCAGAAAGTGAATAAGAAAACCTCTATTGGTAGAGGTAATATTAAAATGAGTAGTATGAACAAAAGCAAAAAAGCTAGTTTTAAAAAATACAGAGGACAAGGTAGGTAATGGCATTAGACCCAATACTCAATATTTCGGAAGCAACTTTTGATGGAGGTAATCCTTCAGAGTTAGATTTTTTACGGCCCAACGGGTTTAAATTTCAAGTGCATTCAATTCCGAATGTTGCGTATTTTTGTCAGTCTGCAAACATACCAGATATGACATTAGGGTTTGCTACTGTAAATACCCCTCTTGTTGACTATTCAGAACCAGGTGAGAAATTACAATTTGGGGAACTTAATATTAGATTTCTTATTCAAGAAAATCTACAAAACTATTTAGAACTATATAATTGGATCAGGGGATTAGGCTTCCCAGAGTCCCATGATGAGTATATAAAGTTTATTGAGAAGCAACAATACAGACAACCTTCATCGGTTCAATTAAAGAGAATGCGAGCTTTACTAGAAAAAAGCGATGCAAGTTTGTTTATATTGGATTCAAATAACAATCCTACAACTAGAGTAGTGTTTCAAGATGCTTTTCCTGTGGCTTTAAGTGGTATGGACTTTGATCTTAGTACAGGTAACACTGACTATTTTCAGGCTCTAGCTACTTTTAGATACAAGCAGTTTGTTGTAGAAACACTAACATAATTTAGTTAAAAAAGTACTTGACATACACTGTAAAGAGTGTATAATAATGATTTGTCATGACTCTAGGAGTATATTATGAAACTTGATGAATTACAATCTGAGTGGAAGCAAGATTGTATTATAGATGAGCTTAACTTGGGCTCGGCAGCAATCAAGACAGCAGAGTTACATTCGAAGTATTTGAATTATTTAACGACGCTAAAACTACAGAACAGAAAATACGAATCTAACCTACTTACTCTTAGGAGGCTGAAGTGGAGATATTTTCGTGGAGAGCTTAGTAAACAAGAGCTTGACGATTTAGGTTGGGAACAGTTTTTAGGTAACCAACCTTTAAAAAACGAAATGCAAGAGTACTTGGATAGTGATCCAGATGTTATTAAATTATCTGAGAGACTTGAGTACTCGCGGGCATGCTTGCTATTTTGTGAGACAGTTATGAAGGCACTAAATAGTAGGACATGGGATATTAAAAACGCTATCGAATGGACAAAGTTTACTAACGGTTTAATGTAGTGATAACAGTTAAAAAGAAAAACGAAGTACATCTGCTTGTTGATACTGATCCAGGTATCGCTCAAGAACTTAGCGACTATTTTACCTTTGAGGTACCTGGTGCTAAGTTTATGCCTCTCTATAAGAGTCGTATGTGGGATGGAAAAGTTAGACTTTTTAACATTTACAATAAGACTCTTTATGTTGGGCTATTACCATACTTGAGAGAGTTTTGCAAGACTCTCGAGTATAAACTGGAAGAAAAAATAACCGATATAGGAGATCCTGTATCAATAAAATACGTTGAAAACTTAACAAAGGAGTTAAACTTAAAGAGTAATGGAAAAGATATTGAAGTTAGAGATTATCAAACTGATGGAATCCGTGAAGCCGTTAATAGAGGTAGGGTACTCTTACTTAGCCCCACTGCTTCTGGCAAGTCTCTCATTATATATTCCTTGGTTCGTTATCACCAACGCTTAGGCAGAAAGCAATTAATTATTGTTCCTACAACATCACTTGTAGAACAGATGTATGGAGATTTTGCAGACTATGCTTCAGATAATGAATGGTCTGTATCAGAGAACTGTCATAGAATTTATGGCGGTAAAGAAAAATCAAATGAATTTCCAGTAACGATTAGTACTTGGCAATCTATTTACAAGTTTCCTAAATCGTGGTTCGAAAAATTTGATGTTGTGTATGGGGACGAGGCTCACCAGTTTAAGGCAAAGTCATTAACAACCATTTTGGATAAGTGTGAGAACACACCATATAGAATTGGTACAACCGGCACGTTAGACGGAACCAAGACGCACAAGCTAGTATTAGAAGGCATCTTTGGTTCCGTTTTTAAAGTTACTACAACAAAAAAATTAATGGACACTAAACAAGTCGCTAATTTAAAAATTATCGGGCTTGTATTAGACTACAGTGAACAAGAAAAGAAGTTAGTTAAAGACTTCACCTACCAAGAAGAAATGGATTGGTTAGTATCTAATCCAAAACGCAACGAAATTATAAAAAACGTTTCTATTACACAAGAGGGTAATACACTAGTTCTGTTTCAATATGTAGAGAAACACGGCAAAATCTTACACGAAATGATTCAAAAGAGTGTAAAAGATAACAGAAAAGTGTTTTTTGTATACGGTGGTACTGATACAGAGCAAAGAGAAGAAATTAGAGCATTGACAGAAAAGGAAAACGATGCTATAATTATAGCTTCATATGGTACATTTTCAACTGGTATAAATATAAGGAACTTACATAATGTTGTATTCGCTTCTCCGAGTAAGTCTAGAATTAGAAATTTACAAAGTATAGGTAGAGGACTAAGAAAGGGTGATAACAAAACAACATGTAATTTATTTGATATTGGAGATGATCTGTCTTACAAGAGTAAAAAGAACTATACGTTACAACACATGATTGAACGTATTAAAATTTATAGCGAAGAAAAATTTGACTATAAATTAGTGAGGATAGATGCCAGTGGAACTTAGAGTAATTAAATTAATTAACAACACAACTCTTGTAGGAATATTTGAACAACAGGATGACATGGTTAAGATTACATACCCTTTTGAGATTGTTATTCAAACATTACCAAATGAACACGGTATGCCACTTGGGGAAACAAATTTAATTCGCCCTTATATGACAATGACGGATGATAGAGAAGTGAATTTTGATAGTATAAATGTTATGACAAGTTATAGTTTATCTGAAAAGTTTTATCGCTCTTTTCAGAATATGGTTGAAAATTGTTATAACAAACCAACATATTTTTCAGGAGATTTTATTGATGAAGAGCCAGTTAGTTCTGGTAATGAGTATGATGTTGATTTAACACCTGAAGAGGAAGAGTGGTTAAAAAAGGCAATGTTAAGTAATAATGATAAAGATACAATACATTGATCCTTTAAACGCTACATAGCGAAGTATACAACCTTTTTAAACGGTTGTCAAGCAGAAATTTTTTATAATGGAGTAAACATGGAAAAGAAACCAGCTCACTACATAGACAACAAAGAGTTCTATGCTAAAATTTCAGAGTATAAAGCACTCTGTAATGAGGCAGAGGCTGCTGGGGATGAGCGCCCACCTGTAACGCAATATTTAGGCGAGTGTTTTATTAAAATTGCCAATCACCTTGCATACAGATCTAATTTTATTAACTATACCTTTAGAGAGGAAATGGTTTTAGATGGTATTGAAAACTGTCTAACATACATTCACAACTTTGATCCTGACAAATCAAAAAATCCTTTTGCGTATTTTACACAAATTACATACTATGCCTTCTTAAGAAGAATACAAAAAGAAAAGAAACATCAAGAAACTAAAATGAAGTATCTACAGTCAGTAGACTTAGAAGCTATTTTAGAGGACTTGAATGAGGGTGAACAAGGCAGTAACGAGTTTGTTGCATGGATGCGAGAACAACTAGACAATAATGCTAGGGAAGCCGCTAAAATGGAAGACTACAAGAAGCCCCCTAAGAGACGCCCCAAGTATTTTGATGAAAAAAAATCATCAGAAGAGCTTGACATTTAGAAAAAACCTGTTATAATAGCAGCATAATTCGTAATGATTGTGAGAACTTAATTGTGAAAATACGTTATTCTGAAATGTTTTACTCGTTCCAAGGCGAGGCTGAATTGGCTGGCACACCTACAGTGTGGATTAGGTTCTTTGGTTGCAATTTAGAATGTAATGGCTTTGGACAAAGTATCCCCTCTAATCCTGACACATGGAAACTCCCCTATAAAGACTACGACTTGATTAATGTCAAGCAAGTAGAGGACTTACCTGTATGGGAGTATGGTTGTGATTCTTCTTACTCTTGGTCAATGAAGTATAAACATCTCGCACAAGATACAACCCCAGAAGAAGCTTGCAATAAATTAGAAGAACTTTTACCTTACGGTAAGTTTACACATCCCATAACAAAACAAGAAAATATGCTTGCCTTTACTGGTGGCGAGCCTATGCTACAACAAAGGCAAATGAAAGCTATTGTTAATGAGTTTCTTATTCGTGGTAATGTTCCTAAGATCATTACAGTAGAAACAAACGGCACAAAAAAACTAAACAAAGATTTACAAGACTACATTAATATCTTTTTAGCAGATATGGGCATACGTTGGCATTGGGCTATTAGTCCTAAAACATTACACACTGCTGGAGAAGTAGGCAAGGTAGATGTAGACAATTTTATGTCTTACCTTTTTCATACTACTAGCACTGGTTGTCTTAAATTTGTTTGTAACGGATCAGAAGAAAGTTGGTTTGAACTAGAAGGATATGTAAGGCAAGTTCAAGAGTATTGTTCATTTGCAGAAATGACTATGCCAGATATTTGGATTATGCCTGTAGGTGCTACAAAAGAAGAACAAGAAGAAGTAGCAGACATTTGTGTCGAAGCTATGAAACGAGGATACAAGGTTGCCACTCGTAATCATGCTTATGTATTTGGCAACCAAATAGGAACTTAATATGTTAGGTAAAGATAACCGAAAAACACATTTCTATATCAGTTTACTTAAAAGTGGTTTTAGATTTGTAGCAGCAGGCTTTCTCGTATTTGGAGATTTTGTCGTTGCAGGATTAATGTTTGCTTTAGCAGAAGTGCTTGGCATTTTGGAGGAGCTTTGAACTATAACCTTGATGAAAACGGCAATATAGATCTGTCTTGGAAAGATATAGACGTACTTGTACAACGAATAGCAGATAATATCGACTTTCCTGTTAAAAAAATAATCGGTATTGCTAGAGGGGGACTTATCCCCGCAGTAATGTTGTCTAATAAACTTGGTATACCAATGGTGCCTATTACATGGCAAACAAGAGACTTAGAAAAATATCATGATGTTGAATCTCTGATACATAATAATGAACCAGATATTTTAATATTTGACGACATGGTAGACAGCGGACAAACATACTTAGATTTGTATGAGATCTGTCCAGCCGCAAAGTTTGGTGCTCTTTTCAATAAAAAAGAAGAAATAACACTTGACATTTGTGGAGAGTATATGTATAATTTACCTAATTGGTTAATATTCCCGTGGGAGAAGTAATGGAAAAAGAATACAAACCTGTAAGTCAGGAAATCGCAGAACGCCTTAAGAAAAGGGGTGTTCGTTATTTTGCGTGCGACAATATCTCAGAACATATTGAGAGCTGGGAGCATGATCAACTAATTAGTGAACTACAAGGAAAGTTTCAAGGTGTTCTAGAATCCCTGGTTATTGACACTGAAAACGATCCTAACAGTAAAGATACAGCTAGACGTTTGGCAAAGATGTATGTATTAGAAATTATGGGCGGTAGATTCGAAAAGCCACCCACAGTTACCTCTTTTCCTAACGAAGATGAATACGAACAATTAATTGTTATTCGTTCTGATATTAAAAGCATGTGTTCGCATCATCATCAGCCGGTACAAGGTGTTTGTTATATTGCTTGTATGCCTGGACAAAAAGTTATTGGGCTATCTAAATACACAAGAGTAGCACAACACTTAGCTGCACGTGGACATTTGCAAGAAGAACTTACTGAGATGATTGCAAAGGAAATTGAAAGGCTAACCGAGTCTAAGGCTGTAGGTGTTTACATTAGAGCACGACATGGTTGTTGTGAAAATAGAGGCATTAGATCCTCTAATAGTTCTACACAAACTACAGTATTAAAAGGTTTGTTGCAGTCAGATAAAGCTCTTAAAAATGAATTTATGCACAACATCCAGCTACAGGAATTAGGTAATGGATCCTTCTAAAAGACAAGTTATTGTTGACTTAGAAACTCTAAGTACTCGCTCTAATGCAGTTATTACTAGCATTGGTGCTGTTGCGTTTACTATAAACGACGGCATCTTAGGTGAGTTTTTTATTAATGTAGATCCTATTACATGTAAAGATGTTGGTATGCACATTGATAAAGAAACTGTAGAGTGGTGGCAACAACAACCTGCAGAAGCTAGAGAGTCTTGGCAAAAAAATCCTGTGCCATTAGATGAAGCGCTAGATAAGTTTGCAAGGTTTTATGGTGAAGAGTCTATTCCTATTTGGGGTAATGGTGCTAACTTTGATGTGGTTATTTTAGAAAACGCTTTTATTCATTCTGGTTGGACTGCTAATCGTCCAGGCAACTTTAAGTTTCCATGGAAGTTTTGGGACATTTATTGTCTACGAACTCTAACTAATGTTCTAGGACGTAAAGTAGAAAAGACAGGAATTAATCACAACGCACTACACGACGCAATGGCAGAGGCAAAAGTATTATTGGAAATATTGAGATCATGAAATTAGAATATGTAGTCTCAGGCACATCATATATGCGTCTGACAAACCCTAAGATTATTAACGATCCTGAAAACGTTTATACAGTTAATAAGTTAATGAAAGATATCGTGCAAGATAAAAACTCGCACGATTTTTCTATGCTGTATAATGCTTGCACTGAATCTGGTTTTGGGGAAAAGTTTCAAGTATATAAAGACAGCTGTAAATATATTCATGCTGACTCCGGCGGACTACAGGTTGTTACACAAGGTAAACAACTAACAGACGAACTAAAAGATAAAGTTTATGAGAACCAGGCAAAGTGGGCAGACATTGGTATGTGTTTTGACGAAATTCCTGTCACTCTTGTCGGCGATCGATCAGATAGAAATGATGTAAAAGGGCGTTTCTTTAACCGTGATGGCTTCGAAGAATGTGCTAGCATTACAGGTAGAAATATTAAAAGACAATTTGAGATATTTGATCAACATAATAGCAAGTGTCGTCCATTTGTTATTTTACAAGGCAACGACTTCCCCACATACATGAAGTGGGCAGAAAAAATTCTAGAAGAGGTACCACAAGAGAAGCACAAAAAACTAGGTGGTATTGCTATGGCAGCGGCTGCACTTGGTACGGGTAATTTAGAAGATGTACAGAGAGCTTTTACTGCTAGTCAAGCACCTATTCGCGATGAGAACGGCAAACTACATGTACACGTTCTTGGTGTTGGCTCTGTACGAAGAATGCTTCCCTATTTAATTTTCCTACAAAACGAAACATATAAAGACGTGGTAGTGTCTTATGATAGTACTACACACTCTAGAGCTGTAGAAACAGGTTTGTACTATATGGGAGAAGGTACAACAAAATTTAGCAGAGACTTTGATGATTATTACAGACAATTCTACAATGATTTGTCTGAGGTTATTGATATCCCTGTTAGTGTCAAAGAATTCCATAAGATTTTAAATACAAACGCTACAACATGGCTAGAAGAACATACAGATCTTAACTTATGGATTAAAATTAGAACAGCATTTATTTTTAAGAGTATTGGCAATTTTACTAAACATGTAGAAAAACTCTTGACAAATCCAGACAATGTGTTAGAATTTGCACGAAAAATTGGACTAGAACATGAGTACAGAAATTTGTACAATGTAAAAGATCTAGATTCGTTTAACTACTGGTACAATAGTCCACACTTAGGCGGCAGTATGAAATCTGCTCCTGTTAGAGACGAAGCACCAGTATCATTGGAGGACTTGTTCGCATGAACTATTTTAAACTTTCCGAAGATCTCGACGAGGCATCTAAATATCATATAGACAAACACGCAGTTAAGATGCCTACAGAGTATACACAACTTCTTTGTACAGCACATCGTGTACTAGATGGTGACATGTATATTGACAAAACTGCTAACAATCGACGCATTAAACGTTGGCGTATGGATGATCCAGAACTAGAAGATGTTTTGTACAAGGCATCACACATTAATCATCCAACGGCAAAGTGGGTTCGCGAATCAGTAGAAAATTATAACGAACTTTATAACGCTTGGTTAAGCCTTTGTAAAGAGTACACACACCGTTATGGCAGAACACACTTGACAAAAACTAAATTAGAGTGTATACTAAAGACTCCTCCTAAGAACATTCCTAATGTTCCTGGGACACCTGTACCACAAGCTATGCCTGATGATGTAAAACAAGAGAGTGTAGTGGAGGCATATCGTGCTTACTATAGAAAATACAAAGCAGGGTTTGCCAAGTGGACAAAGAGAGAAACACCGGAGTGGTTTTATGCAAATTAAAAGACAAATTAAAGTATCCTTTCAAAAAGAAGGTGTACACAAATATCCTGCAGCCTTAACAGATCCTAAATTAGCGACAGGCGAGTGGGACGACGTATCTTTTTTAGGGTATCCTCATAGGCACATCTTTCATTTCTATGTAACTATCGAAGTTACACATAACGACAGAGACATTGAGTTTATTCAGTTTAAGCGTTGGCTAGAACGTCTGTACAGTACAGAGTTTTTAGAACTTGATTACAAATCCTGTGAAATGATTGCAGAAGAATTAATTGATACTATCATGGAAAAATATCCAAATAGAAACATTATCGTAGAAGTGTATGAAGATAATGAAAATGGAGCTGTATTAAGTGCCGAAGTTAAATGAAGCCAGGCTCGTAGAATATGAAATTCGTCCTTGGGGAACTTTTTATAATATTGACGAAGGCGACTTGTTTAAGACTAAAACAATTAAAGTAAATCCTGGCTGTAGGTTAAGTAGGCAACGACACACAAACAGAGAAGAACATTGGATTATTATTTCCGGCGAAGGTATTATGGAACTCAACGGAAAAGAATGGCGAGTAATGAGAGGGGATACAATTTTTATTGATAAGATGGACATACATCGAATTACTAATGACGATAATGAGCCTCTTGTTTTTTGTGAAGTACAGTTAGGTGTTTGTGATGAAGATGATATTGAACGCCTTGATGATGATTATGGGAGAATTTAATGAGTAAAATAATTTATGTTCCTCTAGAACATATTGAAGGCAGATATACTGTTCACATGGATAGGGACATTACAAACTATTTTGAAGATAATAATATAGAATATATTAAAGTAGTACCTATTGATGATAAACCCTCATTGCCTGAGGGTTGTTTTTTAAATGCCGCATTTACATCTAAGTTTAAAAGTTTACAAATGGCTCTTATTGCAGAGTTATATGAACAAAATATGATTAATGATGGCGACAGATTTTTCTTTAGTGATATTTGGTTCCCTGGTATTGAATCTATTCCTTACATGAACTACTTTCATAAAGTAGATGCTAAAATTACAGGTGTAATACACGCAGGTAGTTTTACTGATACAGACTTTGTAAGAGACTTAGAACGTTGGGCTAAAAACTTTGAAGATATTATCTTTGATATTTCTGATAAAGTATATTGTGCCAGCAACTTTATTAAAAATGATATTATTAAAAAGAGAATTGTACAGCCTGAAAAACTTGTAGTTACTGGTTTGCCTATTGATTTTAGTGGACTAGACAAACACAAGGGTAAGGAAAAAGAAAACATTGTTGTATTTAATGGAAGGCTCTGTGACGAAAAACAACCTTGGTTGTTTGACGAACTTGCAAAGCGAGTACAGCGAGACAATTTGTTTGAAGAAATTGAGTTTGTAAAAACACAAGAACATAATTTAAGTAAAGAAGAATATTACGACTTGCTAGGTAGAGCTAAGGTTGTTGTTAGTTATGCACTACAAGAAAACTTTGGTTTTGGCGTTGGTGAAGCAGCATATTTGGGTTGTACTCCGGTAGTACCTAACAGGCTTGTTTATCCAGAACTATACGACAAGAAACATTTGTTTGATAGTTTTGAGGAAAGTGTTGCTTTAGTAAATAAGGCATTGACAGAACATGAAAACGAAAGTATAATTATTGACAATAACTGTCTAAAGGAGTGGTTTAGTGATTAGAGTTGGTATTATATCAGGAGGATTTGATCCTATTCACAGCGGACATATCCATTATATTAAGTCTGCAAAAGAACTTTGTGATATTCTTGTTGTTGGTGTAAACTCTGACGACTGGCTTGAAAGAAAAAAAGGCAAAGCATTTATGCCTTGGGGAGAAAGAGCCGCTATTGTTTCGGCAATAGTTGGTGTTGATTGCGTTTTATTCTTTAATGACAACGACGGAAGCGCTAGAAATCTTATACATAAAGTACAGGAACTTTATAGTGATGATCCCGTTGAATATATTTTTATGAATGGCGGCGATCGAACTAAAGAAAACATTCCAGAAATGGATTGTGTAAATGTGAACTTCCTATTTGGAGTTGGTGGTGCTGATAAAGCAAACAGTTCAAGTTGGATTTTAAAACAATGGGAGACAAAATAATGAAAAACTTTTCTACAAAAACATACGGACACAACGAAGGACTTTCTTGTGTCTTTAGGCAACCTAATGCCACACATAGTCATTGCTCATTGCTACATGGTTATGCCCTCTCATTCAGTTTTAAGTTTGGTACACATGCTCTTGACGATAAAAATTGGGTAGTTGACTTCGGAGGATTGAAGCCTCTAAAAGAGTGGCTAAAAAATAATTTTGATCATACTCTTGTTGTTGACAAAGATGATCCCGCAATGAAAGATTTATTAGACCTAGAACAAAAAGGACTAGCCAAGGTTGTTGTACTTAATGGTGTGGGTTGTGAAAAATTTGCAGAACATGCTTTTTGGTATGCTGATGGCTTAGTAAAAGAAATGACTAACGGCAGATGTTTTTGTGTATCCTGTGAGGTAAGTGAACACGGTGCTAACTCTGGTATCTATGAGGTATAAGCACTATGAAAATTGCTTTAATCACTGATTTGCACTTCGGTGCAAGAAGTGATTCCCTACATTTTGATAATTATTTTAGAAAGTTTTACACTGAATGCTTTTTTCCTGAATTAGAGAAAAGAGGCATTAAAACTGTATTAGACTTAGGTGATACTTTTGATCGTAGAAAGTATATTAACTATAACACTCTAAAGTCCTGTAAAGAATATTTCTTTGATGAACTACAAAAAAGAGATATTGATGTGTACATGATTCCTGGCAACCATGACACATATTTTAAAAATACTAATGAAGTAAACTCGCCAGAACTTCTATTATCCGAATATGATAACATTACACTAATAGAAGAGCCAACAGATTTAGAATTCGACGGTACAAAAGTTTTAATGATGCCGTGGATATGTGGAGAGAATTATGAAAGATGTACTAACCACATTAAAGACACAGACTCAAAAGTTTGTTTCGGACATTTTGAGTTCTCGGGTTATGATATGTATCGTGGAATACCTAACGCTCATGGCATGGATCCTTCTTTGTTTGGGGATTTTAATCTTGTGGTTAGTGGGCATTTTCATCATAGGCATAGCCGGGGCAATATTACTTACATGGGAAACCCTTACGAAATTACTTGGGCGGACTTTGAAGACCCAAGGGGGTTTGCAGTCTTTGATACAAAGAAAGAAGTCTTAGAGTATGTAAACAATCCTTTTAAGATGTTTCATAAACTGTACTACAATGATTCAGAAGATAATTGTATTGCAGATAACTTTAACTTTGAAACTGTTAAAAGTTCTTGTGTAAAGTTAGTGGTGACAAAAAAGACAGATTTTCAAAAGTTTGATGCTTTTGTAGATAAATTATACTCTTGTAATCTAGTTGAACTAAAAATACTAGAAGACTTTTCAGAGTTTGAAGATGAAGCAATCGGCGAGGATATGAACATCGAGGACACAATGTCACTTCTCAAAGAGTATGTGGACAGTGTTGAAACAGATTTAAATAAAGAGAGACTAAAAGCTCTTCTACAGAACTTATATGTAGAAGCACAGGACTTTGTATGATTTATTTTAAAACTATTCGGTGGAAGAATTTTCTATCTACTGGAAACTCTTTTACAGAAATAAAATTAGATAGAAGCCCCAATACTCTTATTGTTGGTGAAAATGGTAGCGGCAAGTCTACACTATTGGATGCAATTACCTATGTGCTTTTTAACAAACCCTTTCGTAATGTATCTAAACCGCAGTTAATTAATTCTATTAACGGTAAGAAACTTATGGTGGAAGTAGAATTTGAAATTGGCAAAAACAAATACTTGGTTAGGCGAGGTGCTATTCCAGCTGTATTTGAAATTTTTCAAAACGATCAAAAGATAAATGAAAATGCTAATGTAAGAGACTTTCAAAAGGTATTAGAAGAAGGTATTCTAAAACTAAACTATAAGTCTTTTACACAAATTTGCCTTTTAGGTAGTGCCTCTTTTACTCCTTTTATGCAGCTAACACCTAACATTAGGAGAGAAATTATTGAGGACATTCTAGACATTCAAATTTTTACGTCTATGAATAATGTTTTAAAAACTAAACAAGACGACTTGAAAGAGCGACTTAGATTCTTACAAACAGAATTAGAACTTGCAAAAGAAAAGGCAAATATACAAGAACAATATATACATACATTAGAAGGCGACAAAAAGAAAAGAGTCCAAAAACTTCAGGAGGAAATTAATGAACTTACGGAGAAGGTTAGTAAGACAACAGCAGTCATTGAGGCTACAGTCGAACAGAAAGACACGTTGGGGAATGTTACAGAAAAGAAAGACCAGCTCGCCGAACTCCGATCAACAGTCGGAAGAAAACTTAAAGACACAGAAGCAGAACTAGAGTTTTATCACAACAACGAAGATTGTCCTACCTGTAAACAAGGTATACCACATGACTTTAAAGAGTCAATGACAAAGGACAAGAAAGATAAAGTAAGTGAACTAGAAACTGCTTTAAACGACTTGGAGACAAAGATTGCCGAGGTAGATGCAACATACGAAAAATATTTAGAACTCTCAGACTTTATTAATGAGCAACAGTCACAGATTATTTCGGATCAAAGACTGTTACAGCGTTTACATTTAGAAGTAGACACTACACAAAACGAAGTTGGAGATATTAGCAAGGAACAGGAAAAATTAAAAACACTTGCTAAAGCAGCTCTGAAGAAGGTAGGTGAGAAGAGCGAATTAAACGAAGAAAAAACCTACTATGACATTGCAAGTTCGTTGTTGAAAGATTCGGGTATTAAAACAAAAATTATTCGACAATATTTGCCTGCAATTAATAAATTAGTTAATAAATATCTAAGTGCAATGGACTTTTTTGTACAGTTTGATTTAGATGAAACATTTAAAGAAACTATTAAGTCTAGACACAGAGATAAATTTAGTTATGCATCTTTTAGTGAAGGAGAAAAACAGCGTATTGATTTAGCATTGTTGTTTACATGGCGAACAATAGCTAAAATGAAAAACAGTGCTAGTACTAATCTTTTATTATTAGATGAAGTATTTGATAGTTCATTAGATAACAACGGAACAGATTATGTAATGCAATTATTAAGTACTATTGGAGATGACACCCACGTCTTTGTTATTAGCCATAAAGGTGATCAACTATTTGACAAATTCAGAAGTGTTATTAAATTTGACAAGAAACAAAACTATTCGGTGATGACATGAAAGTAACAATTTACGGAAAGACTCGTTGCAGTGTTTGTGATCAAGCAAAAGCAATGTGCAATATTAGAGGTTATGATTACGAGTATCTTTTACTAGATGCTGATTATACCATGGAAGAATTTCAAAACCAGTTTCCCGGTGCTAGAACCTTCCCACAAATTTGCGTTGGAGAACACCAATCACATATTGGTGGGTATAAAGAGTTTAGAGATTTTATAGATGCTGACTAAAGAGGATTTGCATCTAGTACCTTTTGGCGACGAGTCTCTAAGACGCCCTCCTACAGAGTTTAACTTTGAGGAACAAGACGCAAAGGAAGTAGAGAACGTTCTCTTTGAAAAAATGAGAGAGTTTAAAGGTGTTGGTTTGTCAGCAAACCAAATGGGATTAGACATGAAAGTTTTCTGTATGGAAATTGCAGAAGCAGAATTTAAACGTTGCATGTTTAACCCTTTAGTTATTGATGTTAGCGATAAACAAACCTCTATTAAAGAAGGATGCTTATCTATTCCAGGTTTATGGTTAGTTATTAGACGCCCAGAAGAATGTACTGTAAGATATTATGACTCCGATGGGAAAGAAGTTATTGAAAGATTCAAAGACGTAGCTGCTAGAATTGCACTACATGAATATGATCACATGTTAGGATATAACTTCACACAAAGAGTAACTAAGTTTAAACTGGACAGAGCTCTTAAAGCATTACAAAAGAAAGTTAAAAAGATACAGCGTCGTGCTGGTATAAATAAATAATAAAGGAGCAATTATGTCAGACGATATGTTCGATTTTGGCTTTACCGCCGTTGATGAGCCACTAAACTCAGTATCATCACCTACTCAGCCTGTCGTAGCACAAGTTGACGACGCACAATTAGAAGTAATTTTAGACAAATTAGCAAGATTGGAGTCGTTAGTTTTGTCTGCAGATTCTTCTTCTATGATTAGTGAACACCGTCAGTTGGTTCAACAAGACGTTGCCGCTAAGTTAAAACAAGTCGAGGATTTGATTTTACCTCTGCTATATAATTTACAAAAAAATCCAGAAAAAGAATATATTCATTGGCCAAATAGAACGGCTGTAATTGATAAACAAATTGAAAAAATTAAGGCGGTAACCAGATACTATGACGACACTATCTAAAAATGAGTCAGTAGATTTAAATAATCAAACCGGTGTATATGAAAGAACTACCGGTAGAATTTTTGATTTATATTTAAATGATGTAATTCAATCTCCCAAAGATTATATTTCTTGGAATCAATTGATTAGATCCTGCGGCGAGAATGATGTTGTTCATTTTCACATCAACTGTTACGGCGGTGATGTAATGACAACAATACAGCTACTTCGATCAATGGCAGAGTGCCAAGGAACAACGGTAGCTTCTATTGAGGGTGCATGTATGTCAGCAGCAACATTTATTTTCTTAGCTTCTGATATTTGTGAAATCTCAGATCACTCTCAGTTCTTAGTTCATAATTACTCATCAGGTAATTGGGGTAAAGGAAACGAACTAATTGCAAAAGCTCTTGCAGAACATGCTTGGGCAAACAGATTACTAAATACTGTATACGAAGGCTTTTTGACTAAAGAAGAGATTAAAGAAGTCATCGAAGGAAAAGACTTTTGGTTAGACGCTCCAGAAGTAGCAAAAAGATTAGAAAAAAGAAACACCGCGTCAAAAAGGAAAGGTACAAGAAATGCAACTAAGCGCAAACTTTCAGCTAAAAGAATTTACTCGCAGCCAAACAGCATCTAGGTTAGGCATCGACAATACACCACAGGGTGAACATATGGAGAACCTTAAATATGTGGTGGAAAAAATTTGTCAGCCTGTAAGAGAAGCGTTTGGCAAACCAGTTCGTATTAACAGTGGATATAGATCTCCAGCGTTAAATAAAGCAGTGGGAGGTTCTAAAACATCTCAACACTGTAACGGACAAGCTGTTGATATGGAAATTGATGGAGTACCAAATAAGGTACTTGCAGATTGGATCACAGAAAATTGTGATTTTGATCAAGTTATTTTAGAATTTTATAATCCAGCAGAGGGAGCAAACTCAGGCTGGGTACACGCTTCTGTTAGAAGTGATGGACAGAACAGAGGCAAAAAATTAATTGCCTTTAAGGATGGTAAAAAAACAAGATATGAATTTGTCGAAGATTTTGATAAAGGAAATGAATACGAAGATTATATTTAATATTTTTGACTATGTGTTAGGAGGAGCTGCTGCTCTTGTAACATTGTGGGCCTTATATAGAATGGGTTTAGAATTATGGTGCATTGCATACGGATTAATTTATTAGCATTAATTTTATTATTTAACACTCCTGCTTTTGCAGAAGAACTTGTTGAGATTGTAGTAACTAGTGCACCAACAACAGAACTAGAAGCAAATCCTGAACTAGATTTAACAATAGCAGAAATGCTTGATCCTAGCCAATCATTTACACAAGGTGGTTACGGAGGTTTTTCAGGTTATCGTGAACGTGGACAACAAACTATTCACTCTCAAATATACCGCAATGGTATTCCTGTAAACGACTCTGGAACTGGTTGGTATGATTTTGCTCATGACATACCAACTGGTTCTGAAAAGATAAAAGTAATACACGGAGCAAACTCAACCATATATGGATCTGGATCTCTTGCAGGTACAGTATTCATTGAAGACACATTCGATAATAGATCAGTATTACGTTATGGAACCAACAGTACTCTACTACATGTATCTCACGAACTAGGAGTTTCACTTACAGCATTTAATGCTAAAAATGATTCCGTAAGATCAGATAACGAAGAAAAAGACAGATACGAAAATTATACCTTTCGTGGAAAGTATAATAACTTTAATCTAGTATACACTGACTATTCATATGACTATGACAAATGCTATCAGCCTACTATAATGACATTGTTTTCTAATGATTGTAAACAAAAAGGAGAACGAGGTACACTATCATATAATAACGATAATGTAACTTTAGGTTATAGTTTTAATAATGCTGACTTTCCAAATGAAGGCAATGGGTATACAAGTAAGTCCCAAAGATTTTATGGTGACGCTAGAAATTATTATGGGGATCTATTATATGGTGCCACAGTAAATGCTGAAAAATTTAATGATAAAACAGATGAGCGCGTAGAAGTTTATGCTGAGTATAGAGGATATTCATTTAGAACAGATGGTAGTAATACAGCTTTTAGGGCAGGGTTCATGCCTTTGTCATCTATAGACATTGCTATTGGATCATCATATAGAGACCCAACATTATACGAACAATATGGAGATGCATACGTTTTGTCAAACAATAATTTAGATTCTGAAAAATCCTTTGGTATAGATATTTCATTAGGACCTGTAACAGGTTTCGCTTATAAATTTAAAGAGGGCATCTCATATAATTTTGAGAACAATCAATTTCAAAACACTGGCGAATATTCTACAAGTGGTGTAAGATTCCAAAATAATTATACTTTAGATGATGTAAACTTATCTGTCTTTGGAGGTTATACAGATAGTGATCAACCATTTGTATCTCCATGGAAGGGTAGTGTAACTGCACAGTGGAAAGATTTTACTACTCAGATAAACAGTAATCAATGGGCAACTACAATAGATTTCAGCTACGAAAAAGATGGGATGTTCTTTTCAATAACTAATATCACCGATGAGGAATATGAGATTCAACGTGGTTATCCCCTTGGTGGTATCGAATACCATATAGGTTTTAATGTAAGTTATTGATTTTTAACGAAAAGAAAATGCTTGACTTTTACTTAAAAAGAGTTCATAATATAAATAATAAAGTAAGGAGAAAGTTATGAAAAAACTTTTAATTGCAGTAGCAGCAACAGCCCTTTTGTCTACCCCAGCACATGCTGATACAAAAGATGTAATTGGTGGTGTAATTGGTGGCTTGATTCTTGGTGAGATTATTGATAACAGCTCTCATCGACATAGAAATCATAGGCACGAATACTATAATAACCACTATAGTTATCACAACCATTATCATTACAATCGCAATGTTCCCAATGCACACATCACAATCATTGAGAACAATCGAGTGTATGAGCTCAACAGACACGGAGCTCCAGTGTACAATCCAAACACCCCTGGAATGGGATTTGGATACTGTGACACACGATATCGTGGTTATGACGGCTGTCAGCGAGCCAGGATTGAGGCTTGGAAACGTAGATAATTTGTAAGTTATTGATTTCAAAGGAAAGAAACTTTGAAATAATGCTTGACTTTTACAGAAATAGGTGCTATAATATACGCATAAAATGAAGAAGTAAGTGAGGACTTCGTAAATGCAAGTAATAGAATCCAAATCAATCCTAGCCAAATGTTTGGCTACCGAGAACTTGACAGTAGAGCATCAGAAGGTGCCTACTGCCATGTTCGATCTTAAAGAGCGTAAACTGATCCTCCCCATGTGGAAGGAGATGTCCCCTGCACTGTATGACTTGCTTATTGGACACGAAGTAGGACACGCTCTAGAAACTCCCGAAGAAGGCTGGCATGATAATGTTAAGGCCAATCCTCGAATTAAATCTTACCTTAATGTATTGGAAGACGCTCGTCAAGAACGTATAACAAAGCAACGCTACCCTGGCCTCGTCAAGAGTTTTTATGCCGGGTACCGAGAATTATTTGAGAAAGATTTCTTTGGTATTAAAGGTGTTGACCTTAACACCCTCCCCCTTATTGATCGTATCAACCTACACTTTAAGGTTGGTAGCTTCCTAAACATTCAGTTTACACCAGAAGAACAGCTCCTTGTTAACAAGGTATATGATCTCAAGACTTGGGACGATGTAGTCGCCCTTGGCGAAGAACTTTTTGCTCACGGCCAAAAAGAAGCAGAAGAAATGGCCGAGGCTTTGGGCTACACTCCACAGCAGTCAGAAGATGACGAAGATATGGATATGGACTTTGAATTTGGTGAGTCCATGTCTTCAGAAGGTTACGAAACACCTGAAGAAGAAACAGAAGAACAAGAAGGCCAAGCTCCAGTTTCCAACGGTGACGGAGAGTTGGACGAAGAACAAGAACAAGATGACGGCGAGCCGCAAGGTGGCGAGGGCGACATTTCCGAACAGATTAAAGATTGGTTGGACAACGAAGGTGCCCACTCAATTACAGACGAAGCATTTCGTGAAAACGAAGACAAGCTTCTCAGTGATGATGGAAAAGTTAATCGTTACTTTGACATTCCCCGACTTCCGAACTGGAAGGACCTTATTGTTCCTGCCAAAGAAATGTACTCCGGTATTGATAACTCCTTTAGTTACTACATTCGTAGCTTAGAAGGACATTCATTAGAGCCGCTAGCTAATCGACTTGTTGGTGAATTTATTCGAGACAACCGCTCTACTATCAACCAGATGGCTCAGCAGTTTGAAATGAAGCGTAAGGCTCAGGTACTTAACAAGGCAAAGGTATCCAAGACTGGCGACTTGAACGAAAACAAGCTGTGGGCATACAAATTGACAGAGGACTTGTTTAAGCAGTCCATGATGATTCCAGAAGGCAAGAACCATGGCATGCTACTTTATTTAGACATGTCAGGTAGCATGTTCCGTAACATGCCTGGCACTATTGACCAGCTCATTACGTTGATGATGTTCTGCCGTAAGGTAAACATTCCTTTTGAAGTGTATGGCTTTACTTCAGGTGGTTACGATAACATATTGCGCAAAGGCAAGATGAACGAAATGTGGATATCAGATATTTCCTTCCGTCATTTAGGTTCGTCATTGTTTAGCAAGCGTCAAATGAACGAGGTTTACAAGCACTTGTTGATGTTTAAGTACTCTATTGAGGCTCGTTACACTCGAGGCGCGACTGGCGACTATGTAGAAGTCAAGAATAAGAACTACACTTTGAACGGTACACCTTTAAACAATAGCGTACCGTTTGCTATTGAAGTTGCTCGAAAGTTTCGTAAGGATAATAATGTAGAGATTGTAAACAGTATCTTCCTTACCGATGGCGGTGCTACTGATCATGTTGAATCAGTAGTAAATGAGGAACAAGAGTATCCACGTCCTACTAAGACTTACGGGCGCGAGGAACGTGCTGTATACCGTCAAGGCAACGTGTCGGTAACTGCGCCAAGCAACATTTACTGCTACAGTGGCACAAAAGATGCCATGGCTATGATTGAACTTTACAAGCAGATTGTTGGTGGTAATGTTATTAACTACTTCATTGCCGATCAATGGTCAAGCCGAGCGCTCGAAAACGAAATTAGCGAGTGGAGTAACATGGGTTGGAGCGAACGCCATGAAATTATCACCAAGCAACGTAAGACAGGCGTTATTGTTTGCACTGCCACCCAGGCATTTGACAAGCGTTTTATACTCAAGGGTGGAGCCAACCTCAAAATTGAGAACACTTCACTAGAAGTGAAGTCCAATAGCAAAGGTGATTTGCTCCGAGGCTTCCGTAACTTTAACAAAGACAAGGTGCAGAACCGAGTGTTCCTATCCAAGTTTATGGACATGGTTGCCTAAGTGCTTGATATCAAAGGAAAAGAAACTTTGAAAAAAGGCAAGAAAGTGCTTGACTTTTGCGTAAATAGGTGCTATAATATACGCATAAACTGAGAAATTAACTATATAAGTGAGGATATAGATTATGACTAAAACTACCCAAGTGCAAAAAGAAGAGCTCATCAACACTCTTAAAAATATTTCAGTTGATGGACGATTCCTATCGCGACAAGATATTATTGATACTGCGGCTGATTTGGGACACCCCTTCCCGCACTGGCTCTTAAAGGATCCAACAGCAAAGGTACAGCGAGGCAAGTATAGCGTCGCGATGTACCAAGGCAACGCTAATGTGGTGCCAATGACTCCTAAGCAGCCGGTGATGGTTGTAGAGTCCGAAGCTGCCAAGGTTGTAACCCAGGCTAAACTTAACGTGGATATTGAAAACCTAATTCCTGCCAAAGACGATACTTTTGTACCCTTTGGCTTTTACCGAGACTTGAAGAAGGTACTTCAGTCCGGTATGTTTTATCCGATTTTTATCAGTGGTTTGTCCGGTAACGGTAAGACTACAATGGTAGAACAGGTATGTGCGAACCTCAACCGAGAGGCTATTCGTGTAAACATTAGTATTGAGACCGATGAGGACGATTTGATCGGTGGCAATACCCTAGTTGACGGTAACGTCGTGTATCGAGAAGGACCGGTCCTCACCGCCATGAAACGTGGCGCGGTTCTCATTCTTGATGAAGTAGACCGCGGGTCCAACAAGTTGATGTGTCTCCAGGCCATCCTTGAAGGCAAAGCGTACTTCAACAAGAAAACAGGCGAAACCGTTACTCCTGCTCCCGGCTTTACAGTGGTTGCCACTGCTAATACAAAGGGCCGAGGATCAGATGATGGCAAGTTCATTAGCGCTCAGCTACTGGACGAGGCATTCCTGGAGCGATTCGCCGTTACGGTGGAGCAGGAGTATCCTACAGCAGCCACTGAGAAGAAGATCATTCTTAACAAGATGGCTAAGGCAAACTGCACAGACGAAGAGTTTGCCACTAACCTTGTCACATGGTCCGAAGTCATCCGTAAGACATTTTACGAAGGCGCCATTGACGAGTTGGTTAGCACCCGCCGACTAGAACACATTGTGAATGCTTTTGCAATGTTCGGTGATAAGCTCAAGGCTATTGAGCTCTGTGTTAACCGTTTTGATACCGACACTAAACAAGCATTCATTGACTTGTATAGTAAGGTAGACGCTGGAGTTGACCTCACCAACAACAGCGTCAACGACGAGTTCAGTGAAGATGAGGAAGAAGGATTTGATGACTCCTCTTTCTAATTACATACTTTACCTGGACGGCGAGCTCGGCGCAAAGGATTGCGCCGAGTTCGTTTCTTTCTGTGAGGCAGAGGAACAACAGAAACGTAAAATTGAATTTAAAAAGGCTGAGTGGTATGAAGTAACGGAGGGAGCTTTAACAACACTCGCGAAAAAAGAATTTGTTAGGGCATTTGGAGACTATTGTGCCCTAGTACCAGATAATGTTATTGAAGTATTAAAGCCCCAAGACTGTGAAATAGAATCCTGTGTCATAAAAAAGGTGGGTGATGAAGGACAAGAATTGTTTTATGATAACTTTGGAGCCTCACGAAGAAGGCTCGTTATCATGATACATCTAAACACTGTAGAAGATGGAGGCGTACAGTTTCCACAAGCAGGCGTTCAAGCATGTCAAGTACAAGGTAAAATTACAGTAGCGCCTTGTACATGGCAGTATGCTTACAGAGTAAACGCAAGCAAACAGACTCAATATGTTCTTTATTGTTATATTAGGATTAAAAATGAAAAAGCAATATAAATTTAACGAAGAAGCACTCATTAAGGAATTAAAAGAGTATGTAGACTCTACATACGAACAGCACTATAGTAAGAGTAAGTTCCAATCCTCAGAGTTTATTATGGACTGTGGACACGGAATGGGATTCTTTCTTGGAAATGTTCTAAAGTATGCACAAAGGTATGGTAAAAAAGACGGTTACAATAGAAAAGACCTCTTTAAAATTTTACATTATGCACTTTTAGCACTAAATGAACATGACGAAAATTATAAATAGTGGAACACTTTACCCATTTAGGAGATAAAAAATAATGGCACACGAAGTTATCATTAAATACGTTCGGCCTTCGGTTGATGTTGAAGTTCCTACTGCTGATCAAACTCAGGCACAGGAAGAGTGGGACACCTCTCGAAGACTTGCTCTTATTGACAATAATATTTCAGTAACTTATAGCATTAGCGAAGATGGTCTAACCATGGAAGCAATTTTTAATGCTCTATCTGAAGCAGATTGGAATAACTATATGACTGCGATGCAGGCAGATGGCGGATTTAATATTATTGAAGACTTAAAGACACGTTGCACAGAAGCTGGCATTACTATGTCATATATTGTTAACGGCTCTGAAGTTGTTTCAGTTTAATTAAAAAAACACTTGACTTTTGAAATGAAGTCTGTATAATATACAGACTTAATACTTGGAGTATATTATGAAAATTAGCAAAAACACCCTCGAAGTTCTGAAGAACTTCGCTACTATCAATTCCAATATCCTTGTACGGCAAGGAAATGTTCTTTCCACTATTAGTACTGGTAAGAACATCTTTGCCCGCGCAACGGTAGAAGATAGTTTTGATAAAGAATTTGCAATCTATGATCTAAATAGTTTGCTAGCACTTCTAACTCTAATGGAAGATACTGAAGTACAATTTGGAGACGAGTCTCTAACTGTTACTAAAGGCTCTAGTGAGTTTGAATATTTTTATGCTGATCCTGGCATTATTGTTTCCGCTCCTGACAAGACTATTGAGGTAGATAATTTTTATACCTTTGATTTGTCTTCTGAGGACTTGAATACAATTATGAAGGCAGCGGCTATTACAGGAGCACCTATGTTCAGTGTAGTAGCTAAAGACGGTAAGGTAGTACTTACTGTAGGAGATCCGAGTACACCTAAGAGTAACAGCTTTAAGCAAGTTATTGGTGATACGGATCTAACGTTTGATTGTCGTTTGTCAATTGAAAATCTAAAGGTAGTACCTGGCAGTTATTCTGTTACACTATCTACTAAGAAGTTTATGTTCTTCCAGAACAAGAAAAACGATCTTAAGTATTGGTTGGCACTCGAACGTTCATCAGAAATTGGAGGTTAATATGGATGATGGAAAATTAAGCTTTAATCTAAGACAAGTTGGTAACGGTTTGGTTTTAGAAGTATGCAAAAATGGTGACTGTGTTGAGTTTATTTTTAACAGGCACGGTAAAGCCCTTTCTGTAATGAGACAAATCTTTAATGGAGATTTAGATCCTTTTGCAGACGCAGAGTAATATAATTGTAAGCAGTCCCCTCATTGGTGTACCTTTGGGGGGTTGTTGGATAAATGAAGAGCGCAAACAATTTTGGATTAATATTCCAAAAAACGCATCTCAATTTGCAATTAGAACATTAAGAAAAAAAGAAGATTGGTGGGCTACAAACGAACATGGATGGATGGATAAATCCATGTCAGAAATAGTTACGCATTTCTCTCAAGAAAAAGGATTTACTGGTATAGTTATACTCAGGGAACCTTGGGAGAGATGGAAGTCTGCTACAGTACACAATTGGACAAGACAGTCAAGTGATATTATGTCATTACAAAATTTTGTATTGTATTATAAAAATCAAGCAACACTCTTTGAACAAGATGAGCATACAAATAAACAAGTATCCTTTTTAGCTGGTCTAGATAAGAGCAATGCTATCTTTTTTAACCTAGATAGTCCTGACTTTGGAAAAAAGTGGACTAAATATTTAGGATTGCGTCCTCACAAACCAACTAATGCCGTTAGCGTTCAAGCACAGCATGCAAAAGATTGGTTGGAGTATAGAAAAACTGACGTATGGGACAAATTAAGAATTTTTTATAGAGAAGATGTAAGTTTATATAATGAGGTGACTTATGAATAAAATTGAAGGTACAAATATTCCTTTTTTAGAATTTCCAACTCGTATTAGAGAAGGAGAAGAAATGGTATGGCGAAATAACACTACTGAAGAACTCTTCGGAGGAAAACGTGTTGTTCTTTTTGCTTTGCCAGGTGCGTTTACGCCGACATGTTCAACATATCAGCTACCAGGATATGATGATCTTTACAGTGATTTTATTAGCACTGGCATTGATGAAGTCTACTGCTTGTCAGTAAACGATACCTTTGTAATGAATGCTTGGGCGAAGGACCTTGGAATTAAAAATGTAAAAATGATTCCAGATGGCTCAGCACAATTTACGCATGCCATGGGTATGCTTGTAGCTAAAGATAACTTAGGCTTTGGCATTCGCTCATGGAGATACGCTGCCGTTATCGATAACATGCAAGTAGAAAAAGTATTTGAGGAAGAAGGAAAGGCTTCTAATGTTGAAGGCGATCCTTATGAGGTGTCTAAACCTGAAGTAGTACTAGAGTACTGCAAAGGAGGACGTCATATTAATCTCAATCTATCAGACTCTACTGATGTTAAAGAAAAGTTTGGTGGCTAAAACAATACATGCTTTTGGAGATAGTTTTACTACTGGTTTAAACAAACCTCCAAGAGCAGAAAGATGTTATGTAAAATCCTACATAGATTGGATTGCCGATTACAATAAATGTCGACTTGTAAACCATGCAAAAGACGGTAACTGCAATCCTTCAATAGCATATGACGTCATGTCTCGTCGGTACCTCACTACCGATAAGGTAGTTATATGCTGGTCAGGACTGTTGCGCCCTTGGACTTGGGACAATGGTTTTGTTTCGCCTCCCGGGAATGCCAAAAGTGATCCCGAGGAGGCTCTTTTTATGTCTGAAATTTGTATGAGAGCTTGTGAAGACTACTTGACAAAACAAGGAGTAGACTATATAATGACTGCAGCTTTTGTTACACCGTATTATGTCAGACGTGAAAACTGGAACTGGATTGAGAACCGATCAAAAGGTAACACACTGTTAGATATTTGCAATGGTTCTTGGCTAGTTGGTGATTATAAAGATCCCGATTTCAATCATGTTGATACGGAACAAAATGAAAATTTGGAATTTTGTTTGCATCCAAATGAACGTGGACACAAACTAATTGCGGATACTTTAAACAAATATATTATGGAGTAAATTATGGATACTAAGAGTGAACAATTTTTGTGGGTAGAAAAATATCGTCCACGAAAAATTGATGAGTGTGTCCTTCCAGACAGCATTAAAGATATGTTTACACAATTCTTGAACAAGGGAGAAGTACCTAATCTTCTTCTTTGTGGTTCTGCTGGTACAGGTAAAACTACAGTTGCCCGTGCTTTATGTGAGCAGTTGGGTTGTGACTACATCATTATTAACGGTTCTGATGAAGGGCGACAAATTGATACGCTACGAACTAAAATTAAAGAGTTTGCTAGTGCTATTAGTTTTGAAGGTAAAACTAAGGTTGTAATTATTGACGAGGCAGACTATCTAAATAAGGATAGTGTACAGCCTGCTTTGAGAGCATTTATTGAAACGTTCTCACAAAACTGTCGATTTATTTTTACATGTAACTATAAAAATCGAATCATTAGTCCCCTACATTCTAGGACTACAGTAATTGAATTTTCGTCTCATAAAAGTGACAAACAAACACTTGCTGCAGCATTTATGAGACGTATGCAAAACATTCTACAATCGGAAGGTGTGCAATATAAGGACAAAGTTCTAGCAGAACTTTTGATGAAATACTTTCCTGATTATCGTAGAGTTATAAACGAACTACAGCGTTATTCTTCTGCCGGTGTTATTGACGAAGGTATTCTCAGTAACTTTGCAGAGATTAATTCTAAAGAACTGATTGCCTCTTTGAAGGACAAAGAGTGGAAGAAGATGCGACAGTGGGTTGCTAATAATGTTGACACAGATCCGCAAGGCATCTTTAGATACATTTATGACACTCTTTTGCCTGAGGTTAGATCTGTTCCGCAGTTGGTGTTACTAATTGCTGACTATCAGTATAAGGCAGCGTTCGTGGCAGACCAAGAAATTAATCTTACAGCCTGCCTAACCGAAATTATGGCGAACGTGGAGTTTAAGTAATTGTTACGGGAGTTGATATGATAACTAACATCAAGCAGACAATGCAACCTTTACCACGTTGCTAAGTCTACCTTGTTTCATTAGATTATCGAATTTTTTGAATAGTTTTTTCATCTTGCCTCCTATATTTTTTATATATACTATATATACTTTTTAAATATTTGAGGTTATTATGAGCGAGAAGAATGATCAACTTTTAGTAAAAATTAACAAAGACGATAAGAAGGAGTTTATCAAAGTTTGTAAAGAACTTGACACTTCTGCAAGTCGTGAAGTTAGACATTTTATTAAAAAGTTTATTAAAGAACATAGTTAATGTGGTCGTTTGAAAAATTAAATGCGGTTCATCTTGAGTTGAGCAGTCGTTGTAATGCTGCTTGCCCAGGGTGTCCTCGTTATTTGAGAAACTCCCCCATTGTTGATCCAGATTTGCAACAAACAGATATTAGTATCGAGACATTTAAAGAATGGTTCTCTCCTACTACACTGTCTAAAATTAAAAATTGGATCATATGCGGAACACACGGTGATCCTATCACATGCAAAGATTTGGTAGAAATTTTACAGTACATCTGTAAACATAGCCCAGGACAGATACAGATTAATACAAACGGCGGCCTTCGAGGTGAGAAGTTTTTCACTGACTTAGGTAACATTTTAGCAGCAGCTACTGCTAAAGATGGCGTACAAAGAGAGGTTGTATTCTCTCTTGACGGATTAGAGGACACTAATCATCTATACAGACGTCAAGTGAAATGGGAAAAAGCATTTGCTAATTTAAAAGCATTTGCTTCAACAGGAGCTAATACAGCATGGGACTTTCTTCGTTTTGCACATAACACGCATCAAATAGAAGAAGCACGTTCCATTGCAACAAGTCTTGGTGTAGACTTTAGACTTAAAAATCCTTTTGGTGTAGACGGTATAGGTATGCCAGTGTACGACAAAAACTTTAAGTTGGACTATGTTATTAATCATTGGGAAGAAGGATACAAAGATCCTTATGAGCCGTACCCGTTAGGATACGAAGCACCATTACCAATATTAGAAGAAAGAAAAGGGTGCATTGATTGTAACTCGTTTAGAATGCACCAACCGCCACAACACGAAACACAAATGTGCGAGGTGTATATAGATCATTTAGGGCGTGTACAACCTTGTTGCTTTGTGGGTAACAAAATGTATGGTCCTGCTTATATAGAAGAAGCCACAGAGGTAAGATACGTTCAGCAAGCGATTGGAACTAGAAACAATTTGTATCACTATAGTTTACAAGAAGTGCTTGACAATGGAGCACTAGACATGTATAGTAACAGTTGGGAAAATAA